CCACCGGGAACCGCAACTGCAGCATTCAACTCTACAGTCGTGGCACCAGCCGCAGCAGCCACATCAACGAACGAGCCAGTCTCAATCAACTGACCATTCGAAGCGTAGTAAGCCACGCTGGTTCCCACAGGAATCGCCGCCGGAAGACCAGAACCCGTCAGGGTGATGCTGGCACCAGTGGACGAACCCGTCGCGGTGTAACTAAACGCCGTGTCTTCCACCACGCCCACGCAACGGACCGGGAGGACCGTGGTGACCGGAGTGGCAGTCGGAGCAAGAACCGCATTCTTGGAGTTACCCGTGTTCACGTCGCCCGTGTTGTTCACCATCGACAGGTTTGCACCGATCATGGCGACAGCGCCCGAAGCCATCGTGGTTCCCGACGAGCAGACAGCGACCTTGAATACGGTGTCCGGATCATCAGCCACATAGGCAATCGCATCGCCAGCCAGCGTCGAAGCAGGCCAGTACTGCGAGAACCGCTTGGTCTTCGTAACAGGGTCGGTGTAAGCGCAACCCAAGAAGATACCGTCAAACTGCGCCGAGGCTGTGCCCGTGGACACATCAGCGCGAGTCACAGAACCACGCAGCACCTTCACGAAATCGCCGTAGAAGATGTTCGTAGCATAACCATATTGAACCGGCAGGGCACGGGTCGAACCCGCGAACACCTGTCCGCCGATCAAGTTGATCGGCTTCAGCCCGTAAGGGGCCGAAACATTCGTTCCAGAAGCCATTTGAATTACCTCACAAAAAGTTTAAACAGATTGATTGTAGATCAACCACGTCCAAAGGTTGTGCGCGTTGAACGCTCCGGGTTAAGGAGCGGCATGCGCGGGTCGTTTTCTCGCAGATAACTGCGATCAACGCCTTCGATCTGTCTGTCCGAAACTTCTTGGTAGTACTTCTGTCTGGCCTTCATCTTCTCTTCAGGGGCCTTGCAAAGCAGCAAGCCACCGACTTCGACGTTTCCTTTGAACTGAGAATTGATGTCGGAGAGGATCTTCAACTCAGGATGATCTTCTGCCTTCACAGGTTCCCAGCCCTCGCGGAATTGGCGAGAGACGTTAGTGTTGTCTGCGAGTCCACGCGAAGAGGTTCGAATCCAGCGAAATACCCAGCCATCTTTCGGCTCAGGGACCGGAAGCGATGATTGCGGCAACCAAGTATCGTTGGGACGAGCCTCGGCCTGCCGGTCTACACGAATATTGCGCTCATTAGCCATTTGAACTCTCCTTAATGAGTTGTTTGGCGTACTGCTCGGGGGTTAGGCCAAGTCTCTTAGCGAGGGAGACTTGTGTGGCAGACAGTTGGATTTTGCGCGGTTTCGCACCATTGCTTCGGTTGGAAGGGGCTACGACCGTGGAGGGGGGCTTTTGGTAAGGGGTGGATGTGGCCTGCACATCGTCCGAACCAAAGTAGTCTGGGAAGTGCGAACGCATGGTAGCGTCGATTTCTTGGAAGTACTCCTCCGTCTCAGGCTGTACGCCCTTGAATCGGACCAGTTCTTCGTGAGTGGCATAGGCCATAGCGGTCATCTTCAGGTGCTTCGGGTCTCCGAACCACGGATTCCGCTGTGTCCATGCAACGGTCTTCTCAGTCACCTTGGGTGCTTGAGGTGCCTGATAGACCGGCTGTTGAACCGCCATTTCTTGCGGTTGGGGTTTGGGTCGAGACTGAAGGGTACGCTCGTACTTTTCAGCCTCCCGAAACTCCGTCTGTGCGTTCAACAGACTTTCTTGAGCGGCGATAATCTTTTCAGCATCGCCTTGCTCGTAGGCTTCCTTGTATCGGAATTTGGCTTGCTCAAGGGCAATACTTGCCTTGGATTTGATCTGCTGAACAAGGGCACTCTCACCGCGCTGGATGAGGTTCTCGTACTGCTGATTCTTTTGTGCAAGTTGCTGTGCGAACTGAATCGCTTCCTCACGCATACGCTCCGCAGCCTCACGCTGACGGCGCTCCTCGTGTTGTTCGTACTTCAACTTGTTGATGCGGTCGCGGACCTTCTTGCCGTAAGACGACAATTCCTCATCAGTTTCCTCTGAGGCTTCGGCTGCACGAACCGGCTTTTTCGGAGCGTCATCGACAATCTCCAGTTCCACCTCGTCGGCGGGAACCGGCTTTTCTTCCTGCTCAGGCGCACCCACCTGATAGGAAACTCCGAAGAACTTATCTTCCTTTGATGTCTGTAACTCGCTCATACCTTTGCCACGCCCCTTGGATCTTCGACTACGGCTTCTACGCTGTCGTCGTTGATTAAACGAAACTCTTTGCCATGAACCTTAAAGCGCGTACCGGAGTAGGATCTCATCATGATCCAATCTCCCTTTTTACAGTACGGTCCTGTGGGGAATCGCTCTTGGGATTGGTATGCATCAGGCCCCATCTCTAGGACGAACCCGACGATGCTTCCGATCTCTTCGGCTTGAAGAGTCTGGGAAGCCTTGATAATCCCGCCTTCGGTCTTCTCCTCAGGGTCAGGAAGTGCAATGAGCAGTTTGTAACCAGTGGGTTTCGGTAACTGACTCGCTAGTTTTTCAGACATATTTCCTCGCACCGGGATTTAAACGTGCCCGGAGTCACGCGCACCGCAAAACGCGGAGATGTTTAATCGTCATCAATTTGCTTTGTTAAGTCAAGTAGTTCTCGCTCTGCTAAGGCGAGGCCATGTATGACACCACAACAGCGTTTGTAATCCGCAAAGTCAACGCAGGCACCCCCTGCGATGTGATCCGTCATCTCATTCATCTGATAACGGATGGCCTTACGGAGGTAATCAGCGAGATTTTGGTGGCTGGCGTTCTGCATTCAGAAGTTCCCGTGCAATCTGTACACCCAACTTGGCCCCTTCGACCTGATCCCGCGAGGCAATTTCCTTGCTCTGGAGTTCGGCTTGGGTGTTGGTACTGGCGATCTGGACCCCGAGACGCGCACCTTCGATGCGCTCTTGGGCCTTGAGTCTTTCCTGCTCGGACTGCATACGCATCTGAGCCTTCTGCATATCGGCCTGAATCTTGGCCATGTCGGCCTCGGCCTTCTGCTGAATCTCTTGTGCGCGAAGTTGCAGTTTCTGCATCTCCATCTGCAGGACCGGGTCTTGAGCCTCTTGCTGCTGCTTCTGCATCTGGGCCTCGGCCTGATCGCGTTGAAGCAACTGGGCTGCAGCCGGTGCGACCAACTGGGAAATGCGGTATTCCACATCTTCCGGCAGCGGTTCCCCCGGCGGAGGCAGTTTGACCCCGAGTTCCTTTTCGATCTCCATGCGGTATTTAAACGCCAAATGCTCGGCCATGTGAGCCGCAAGCGCACCCTGCATGGCTTGGGCATTCGGAGACTGACCGATCATTCCCTGCAGTTTCGGATCTTGCAGGAAGGATATGTGGGTCTGGATGTGAGCCTCATGGTCCTGATAGATGAACGCCTTGATCGGTTGGTTGTTCAACACCTTCATGTTCTCGGTGACCGGATCGGTCGGCGGAACTTCCTCTGGTGTTTGAACAATTTGCGCCGCATCGGCAATTCCCAGAGTGTCCAGCATCTGACGATGCAGGAGCGGCATGTTGTACATCTGCGGGGCCGTGCCTGCTAATTGCAGCGCGGCTTGGTACTTCATGATTCTCTGGGCCATCGTACCGGCATTCGGGTCCGAAACCGGAACGATATCGATCCGATCATCAAAGTCCTGCGCGGTCAGTTCTTTACCCGGAATATCGTAGGGATATTCCTGAGGACCGTAGTCTTTGACGAGGTTGGCAATGATCTTGAGTTCTTTCTTCATCGATGCGTGTAAACGCGCTTGAACCGCGCTTTGCACCTTCATCGATCTTTCCAACAAGGCGAGGGTGGTTCCCACCGGAGCCTCGTTGTTCATGTCCGCCACCTTCATGTCGGACTGGGAAGCGAATCTGCGTCCCTCTTCGACGATGTTCCCGAGCAATTGATAGAGAACCGTGGAAGGTTCTTTGTACGGGAGGAAGGTGATGTTTTCGCGTAGGGTTCCGGACGGAATGTCCACATCACGGAACTCACCCGGCATGATGGGTGTGTCGTCGCCTTTGATCCGGAGTCCGCGAGTTTTCAATCCGCCCGGAAGGTTAGACAAGGTTCCCGCATCGACCAATTGGCGGAGGATGGAGGTGGCGGATTTTGCCAAGCCACCAACGATGTGGACCAAACCAAAACCATAGAAGCCGAGTCCCGGCAGATAAACGTAATGAACGAAATGCTGGCGGCGCTTCTTGAGCGGATCGCCTTCGTACCAGTTACGTCTAATGGAGAGAATCGTGCGGGAACCCTTATCGATAGTGATGACATAGGGCAACGCAATGCCCGAAGGTTCCCCGTCAATCGTGTCTTCAAATCCCGGCAGATCGTAATCGATCATCATCTCAAGAAGGGTGTATCGACCATCTAGATCAATGGCCGCATCTCCGTTCATCTTGTCGTACTTCTTCTGGATATCGCTGATATCCGGAGTCGGCTCCGCCAGTTCCACATCTAAATAGAAGCCAGACACCTGAAGTTTGCGAACTTCATTCGGGGTCTTCTTCATGACATGGGTAGCACGTTCGCAGGTGTACAGATCCGGGGTTCCATACGAAACCACGAAATCCTCTGCGGGAACAAAGATGGAAGTGGGTCTTCCGAGATTCGGATCAAAGTACGCTTTGCGGAAAGCCGATCCGGCAATCGCCAATGAGAACAGCATCTTCTCCGTTTCGGATCGATACTCGCTCATGTTCTCGGTCAGGAGATAGTTTAAATAGTCCTGAACGCGCATGGCCTGTTGCATACGCTCTGGGGTTTGTTGACCCAAGATCTTCGTTTCAACGGGGCCTTTAGCCGGAAAGATTTCCTGAATCGACTGCGCTTGGAAGCGAACGACGGCTTCCGAGAGCATCGGGTGGAACACGCCACAGGCTCCGTCCCATGGCTGAGTTCGCTGTTCGATCTTCAATCCAAGAAGATCCAGACCTTTCATGTAGGTCTGTTCCCATTCTTTACGGGAATCTTTGTCCGCATCAAACAAGGCCACGAGTTCCGTGGCTATGTTCGATAGGGTGTTGTCGTCAAGGTACTGGGCTAGGTTGTCATCATGGGCGGCGGCTTGCTGCTCGGGTCCGAGTTGCAATTCCATCCCACCATCGGGAAGTTCCACCATGATGGAATCGTCCTCCGGTGGGAGAACCGAGATTTCCATCCCCTGCCCTTGGGTTATGAAGGGCATCAATGCACGATCAACCGCCACGTCGAATCTCCTTAGAGATCGGTGAACTTGCCGCCTTTCTTGGCAGCGCCCATTCCGCGAGCGGTGCCCTTGGTTCCCGGAACCATAGAGCCACCGTACATCTTAACCGGACGCTTGGCACCCGCGACCATCGCCGCTTTGCCAATGCCCGACATCTTACCTTTGAGTTTGTCCTTGGGCTGTTTACGACTCTTAGGAGCCTCAGCCTTGTCGGACATTTCAGTGCGACCTTTCATTAGTAATACTCCACTTTGCGTCTATAGACGGGTTCATCTTGAGCATCTGACTGCAGAGAAATAAATCCTCCACGCCGATATCTCAGAAGAGCCTGCGTTCCTGAGTCTACATAGTCATCATGCTCCCCGGCGGGAAATGATGCAAATTCTTCTACGACTTCTTCAGCAAATCGGGTCTGCGGTCTCCATATCTTTCCACTCGCAAAGAGATCCGCCACCGCATTCACACGAGCAATCTTGTCATTACCCCGAGAGGGGGTGTATTCAGCCACCGGTATGCCCATGGCCCTTAATTCAAAAATCAAAGGGGTTCCAGCAGCCTTGGCTTCGACGATCAAGGTCTCGGGTTTCCAGTATTGATAGAGTTCGTACGCCCGTTTCTTCAGGGTGGGGAACTCCATCTTCTCCTTCAGAGCATCCATCAGGATCAGATTCGGTTGCATCGCCCCATTCTGGTCTGGATGGTAGAAAACCCCCCAAGTGGTACAGGCGGAGTAGTCGGCACGTTCCTTTTTGAGGAAGGCGGTGTCCCATGACTGGATCAAAAACTGACATTGCGGTGGGTTTCTCTCTTCCCAGACCTTCCACCACTCGCGTTTAATCAACGCACCTTCTTCGGAGGTGGGATCTTGCTGGTACTGGGCCTGCCATTTGTGAATTGGGATTTCGTTGCGGATGGCTTCTAGTTCTGGGAGGGGCCAGAACTCGGGCCAGAGGGGTTGGCCTGAGGGCATGATCGCTGGGAACTCAATCACCTCCCATTCATCCACCCCTTCTCGCATGGCAGAGGCTTTTAGGACCTGACCCACCAAGTCTCTTTTGGACCAACGGGTACAAATGACGACAATGGCCCCACCCGGCTGGAGACGCTGACGAGGACCGGAGGTGTACCACTCGTAAGCATGGTCAAAGACGGTCGGATCAGCGGACTGACCCTCCTGTTCATCATGGGGATCGTCGATGATCAGCAAATCGGCACCCTTTCCGGTCACCGCACCGCCGATACCGATAGCGAAATACTCCCCACCCTTGGATGTACTCCAGCGACCGGCTGCTTTGGAGTCAGCCCGGAGTCCGACATCCGGAAAAACGCTGTGGTAGTCCTCAGAATCCACTAAGTTTCTGACTTTTCTACCAAAACCTACCGCGAGTTCTGCAGTGTGGGAGGTCTGAATGACCTTTTTGTGTGGGAACCTGCCCAAAAACCACGACGGAAAGAGATAAGACCCGAATTCTGACTTGGTATGCCGAGGCGGCATGCAAATGATCAGCCTCTTCAACTTCCCCGAGGCGATTTCCTCAAACTTCTCACCCATGATTCGATGATGACGACCCGAAATGAACCCCGGCCACATCCTTTGCACGAACGGAATGAACTTTTCCCGACACTCTTCCTTGGATTTAGCCGATTCGTACTCGTCTAGGAGTTTCAGAATCTCTTTTTGCTGGTCAAACGGTAACTGTTTGACTTTATTCAGGATTTCGGGAGTGATGTTCAAGACTGAAAACCTCAAAATGCAGGGACAATAGCCCCCGTTTCAGCATATTCTGGAGCATTCTACACCCAGCCCCCTCACTCCTCACCACCCTATCTCGGGGGGACACCCTTCGGAGTGTCCCTACCCCACACTGACCAACTCAGGGTGTATCCATTTCTCTAAAAAACTGTTCCGATTTTAGCATATTTAATCCCGAAAGTCAATATGTAGATGGGAATTTTTATAAAAAAATTTTACAGACTGGGACTCCCCCACCACTATCTATAAAAATCTCCGGGGAACCACTGGAACTACCCCGATCTATAGAACAACAAGGGGTAGGGGGTGTGTTGCGTGGAAGCAACACGTTACAAAAGTACAGCATCGTGGGAGCGGAATCGCATGTATAGCAGCCATGGTGCGTCACGCTGCAAAAAGGGGGGTCGGCATCGGCTTTTTCGCCTCGTTTAGACGGCGATTTAACCCCGACACCCCGTTTAAATTCAATGAGTTACGTTGGAACTCGCAGCGTCATCATGTGAATCGGCAACGTTTACACGCTCGACAGGCGCTGCGTCCTGCACTGGAACTGCCGCCGTGGAAGGCGGCTGCAGCATAGACGCTAGCCTTGCCTCCAACTCAGCCGCTATCAATGTAGAGGGGCGCTCACGGTGATCCTCGACAACGTCCCGATAGAGTCCGCATGCCTTGCCCAGTAGTTCAGCGGCTCGTAACTGGGAACTGGTAGCAGACTCGTCACCCTTCGACCACTTGCGGAGCAGGGAGACCAGCATGTCGCGATCTGAAACGGTCGTGACCTCCGATATCCTGCGCCTTTCGACCGCTAGCGACTCCATGCATGCCTTGACCTTGCCGTCTACCATCAACTCTGCCGCACGTCGCTGCACACTGGCGGGCTTCATGTTCTCTGCGTCATACGAGTTGCGATAAGCCTCAGCGATACCCATCCCGTTGATGACATTCTCAGCGAATTTCCGCTGTTTTGCTGTTAATCCGTATTCATCTGTCATGCCTGCCATTGTGCGCTTTGCCCTTGTTTTGCAGTGGTTTCGATAATCTTTGATCATGTATAGACCATGATCGCTCACCGAATCCTACCTTTTGACCTGTTTAACCGCAAACTAAATTCGACCGAAAATCAGTGACTTAGGTAATCTGTGGTCGTGTAAACGAAAAAACTTGTAGACAAGTGATCATGAAATCAAAAATAATACGAACCACGCGGCCCCCAGACAGCCGCAGCCGGTAGGCGAATAAAAGAGGTTCTGGTGCCGGATGAGCGCAAGCAGCCCGGCGGTTCCCCAAGCGGAATCCGGCCTAAAGCAGCGGTGTAGTCGTAGGGTTGAAGAC